GGTATTGATCTCCTCGATGGGGGTATCCACGGCGGCAGCGGTGGCTACGGGGTCGGTGGCTACCTCGACGGGTGCGGCGACAGCGACCTCAGTCTCAGTAGTTTTCTCTTTTTTAGTAGAGCGTTTGGAATCAGTAGTGGGGGCTTTTGAGGTTCTAACCATCTTATATACTAGTATAGCGTGTCTTCTTTATATTCATTCGTAACATATATTATTTAATGCGTAAGTGAAGTGCGTTTATAAAATTGCCTCATATAACCACGGAAGCATGACGCGAGCACTTTGTGATACGCGAGTTAACGACATTAAACAATACATCGCACCTAATTTGCAGTGATCTTCATCGATACCGGTATACGTTAAATTTTCGAATATAGTAACACACATTAATTTTGCATAATTTTGTAAGAACGACTCGCCAACGTTATTGTGTAAAATGTGTAGCATATTTTCTTGTAAAATATTTTGAAATGGATCAAATATACAACATATATTTTTTTTCGTATTTGTACTTAGATTTGCGCGATGCATCCATATATCGTATAATGTTCTTAATAGTCGGGGAAAATATTGTAATGTAAGGCTATTTAACCACGATGAATTAGTATAATTCCCCAGTCTATCGAATTCTATAAATATATTTTGGATTCTGGAATTAAGATTGTCTTTTCTTTTGTATGTAATTTTCAAGTAAAGTTCTCTAAGTTGTGTATTTAATCTTAAATTTTGATATGTAGTTGGGTTATAATATGAATTATTCAATTCAAGATGTGAATATGGATTAGTAACATTTATATTTACAACTGGGGTCGGATTATTGCAAATAATACGACTAGTATTATACAGAGATATACAACGATATACGATGGATGAATTAATAGGTTCTCTGTTATATGGATTTAAAATACTTTTTGTTTGATTACTATGTTTAATATATTGAATGAATGAATTAATATCAAATCCGTATATGTTATTGTTATCATCTATATAACTAAAAAAATCACTCCACGGAATCATTGATACGTGTTCAAGGGATATAAAATCTTTATCATTAATACAATTATTTCTGTTAAATAATGCAGGTCCTCGTAGTTTTATGTTTTGAATAACTAAATGTCTTCGAAAGTGTTTTTGTATTTTTTCACACTTTGTGTTTTTGTNGAAATGTTCCGTAATACGGATGATTAATTCATTCTTTCTACCTGAAATTTTTAGTTTGTTATATTTTGCAATAATTTTAAGTTCTTTGATAATAAATTTTGTCAGGTTGATTTGTTGCGTATTGAAGTCACTATAATGAATATTTAAATGATTTCCGGTGGACAATTCAATATTACTTAGTTCTTTTTTATTCATTCTTTATACTATAACAATATTGTTTTTATATGTAATTGTATCATTATGTGATTAAATTACAGTCAAACCCCTTACCCAAAATATATATATTTTGGATATATTTTTAGAGTAAAAAATTGATTCATATGTTTTGCATATAATTGTATTAAATTAGTTATAATGTCGTCTATTTCTTTAAACTGTGATTCCTGGAACGTGAATGAGCTTCGCTATATGAAGCCAAAGGTCAATGATATGGGCGGTAAGAGTATCAGCGTGATCAGTACCCAAACGAATCGTTCGCTTCATGTTGCGACCCCTGTATTAATGACCTGGGGTATTAGCGATTATGTCAATGAGCGAGGCGAGTCGGATGGAAAGTATACGATGAACCTGAACTTTCCCCTTGACGACAACCAAACTGGCGAGACGAACCGGTTTTTGGACAAGATTATTGAGTTTGAGAATAAGATTATTGATGATGCAGTGAAGAACTCCGAGGATTGGTTTGGCGAAGAGCGTTCTCGCGAGATTGCGAAGCACAGTTTCTTTCCATTCGTAAAATACCCCAAGGACAAGGATACGAAGAAGATCGACAAGTCTCGTCCTCCTAGTCTTAAAGTGAAGGTCCCTAAGTATGGTGATAAGTGGTCAGTAGAAATTTATAATGATGATGACGATGCGAAGCTATTGTTTCCCAATGACGAAGGCGCCACTCCTCTTGACTTTGTCCCTAAGCGAAGCGATGTAATGTGTTTGATTCAGTGCGGCGGTGTCTGGGTTGGTGGAAAGGGCTGGGGTGTTACTTGGAAACTCTCACAGGCAGTGGTTAAGCCTCCTGTAAACACCAGTGTATTTGGGAAGTGTCATCTTCAATTGTCATCTACTGATCGAGCAACGATGAATAAACCAGTCGCATCAGTTGAAGATGATGATGAACCCAGCGCGGTCACTCAGGTAGCAGTAGTCGATACCGACGATGAGAATGAAGATGACGTCATTGAGAGTCCTGAGCCACCTAAGAAGGCAACTCCTCCTCCTGCACCAAAGAAGAAGATTGTTCGTAAGAAGACAATCGCATAAAAACATAAAAACATAAAAACATAACAAAAGAAAGTAAGTAAGTAGATTGAATATTATAAGTAATTTAATTTAATAAAGTGACCCTTTTTTTCATATTTTATTTAATAAATTATGAAATTATTTATCAATATGTAAGTGAATAATTACATTGTGTTTATCGTAACAATCTAACATATTTTGTGTGTTTATTTTTGGTATACCCTGATTTTGAAATATAATTTTTTGTTTTTTTTTGATTTGTAATTCTCCTACGGGATATGAAAATATTTTATTTTCTATTTTAAAAATAATATGCTCCTTATCCAAAATATTATTAATATTATCATAAACGTCGTAGTAAATATTGTACATACTATCTAAATATATGTTTTCACAATTGTGAACAGGTTTGCAAAATACGTGGGTATTATTATCATATTCAAGATGATTATGCCAACAAGGGATAATTAATTCTTCACCCTCAATATCAATTTTATATACATTCGCATTTAACATATCATATAAATTTGTATTAATGGTATATGTATTAATATTATTTTTGATAAATGTTTCAATTATTTCCATCGTTCTATCATCAATGTAAAAAATATCTTTATAAATCACAAGTAAATTATACACTTTACATAATACTTTCATATCTATTTTTAATAAATACTCTTGTAGATTTTCAATATAATTTGAAGACAATTTAAATAAAAAAACGTATAGATCAGAATGATTTATTGATGATAAAAAATCTTTGAAATATGTTTCATAACCCGAATCATTATTTTTATTATCACCTTGTAGAAATACATATGCATCATTAATTTCTATAAACTTTTCATTGGCGTTAGGGTGTTTATTTTTATCAGGGTGGTTTTTTAATGCCATTAATTTGTATTGTTTTCTTATATGTTCTTCAGAAACGTTATTTAAATCTATTTCTAATATTTGATACGCTTTATTTGTGTTCATTAACCTATATAATGCAACCGTTTTATGTTTTATTATAAAAACCTATTATTTTATAAAACATTCGTTCAATGTGATAAATTGGTCTATAATTATTATTATAATAACAAAGATTTTCGTGTATATCGTGTATTAAATGATCTATATCTTGACTTGATAATAATTTATTTTCGATGAAATGCGAATAAATATATAATATACATTGTTCAATTTCGATTTCGTATGTTAATATATCATATAATAGTTCTCTGAATTGTAAATAATCCGGATTATGTTTGAAATTAATAATGAACGTTATAATGTTGTTGTTTATAATATTAAAAATATCAATTTGATTTTCATCTAATAAACAATCAATACAATATAATTCTTTAATGTTGTTAATACTTGAACAGTCTAATACGTTATCTATTTTTTTCTTATATTTATTATAATTACATACATTTTTCATTATATTAATATAATCTTCTTTTTTGGGTTTTTTTATTGAAACATTATTGCACGCGTTTAAAATATTGTATGGTATAAAACTGATATGTTCAGTAATAATGTAAAAATAAATATTAATATTATATATATTGGATGAACCCTGCTCCATATAACTATAAAACAAATCTAATAATTCGGAATGGATACTATGAAAGTTTTTACATAGTATGATACATTTATTATTGGGTCTTAATGCTACTATTTCGTTTATTTGATTATATATATCGTTCCACATTTGTTTTGAATTACATCCCAATAAAGAAAAGTCAATTTCAAAATGTGTATCACTCATTTTATAAATATGTTCTTGTTTATCATTGATACACGTAACCCTCTTCTCATACTTTAATGCAGAATTACTAAACTTTTTTATGATATCGAGAACATAACTATATTTACCTGTACCAGATGGACCATAAAATATTGTATTTTCTATTTTATCAAATGATATGTTTTTTTTATGAATATTATAATTATTTTTTGTTTCGATATAATCTTTAAAAGATGATTCATAAAATTTCATTTATAACATAGATGTTGTATAATTTCTATATTATAATAGGTTGTTTATTTTTTATTCGACAATGAAGTAAAACCCTTAATCATTTGTTTGAATAACAATAATATATTTTTAAATAAAAGTAGTATGGGTTTTATTATGAAATTATAACCCATTTTTATAATAAACATAAAAACATTCAATATTGAATTAATAATTAAACTTATACTATTTACTATAACTATCAAACCATTGTAAATATATCCAGTTATATCACCAAATATATCTTTCAACATATAAAATGATATCAACATTGCAATAATAAATAGATATATGGGTTTACTCCCTCCTGTACCAGAAGCATACGCCCCTATAATAAAAAATAATATTACCGAAAAGAGTAATAATAAAATATTAATAATTGTTTCCTTATAATAATGCATTTTTTTATCTGTTTTAGTTTCAATATTTGGGGATTCTTTTTCTAATTCATATTTGTTGTGTAAATCCTTATATTCATACGCATTTTTAAATTCATAGCTACTCGTAATCGCTAAGCTACACGTAGTAATGAATGCGATTAACTGATAATATGTCGAACCCATATCGATATCTGTCAAATATGTCATCATTAATTTTATTGTGGTTAATATGGTAATAAAGAACGTTACTGAGTAAACTACAGTTTCAAATAAATATGTATGTGGTATGATATTACTAAATCCGTACGAAATAGCTCCCAGTATCATAGTAATAAAAAATATTAGCATCGAATTATCACTCGATATATCAGTCTTTAATACACTGGTATCATAAAATTTTATTAAAAAGAAAATAATAAATGAAGCAATTGTAGAAGCTATAAATAAGAACTTATAATGTAAATCATTTTTTTTAAAACTTTTTGGGATTCGAATCTTTTCGTCATTCGTTTTTGTAATATATGTAACTTTACCATTTGTATAACTAAATAAAAATAACCCAAGTGTTCGCATTATCATTGTAGAAAAAAGAATAAATGAGATAAACATACTTAAAATATTATTAGACGGGGTTTCGAAAATATTTTTTACTTCTTTGAAAAACTTTAAATTGAATACAATATGCATTATAAGAATCAATATAAATATGAAAACGTATGCATTCAGTTCATACATGAACGCAAATAAAATGATAAATATCGCAAAATATCCAAAAAATTCAAAAAATACATAATATTTTGTTTTCATACTGTTTATTGTATCCAAATCCATATTAATATCTGTTTTTTCTTGTTTATCCATTATAGTATATATACTTAAATATTATTTTTATTCACATTATATTTTTCACATATCCAATCAATAATTTCATTTTTAGATGCGGTGGAAAATCCCTTGTTCATTTTTTTAATATTGAAAAATTCGGGTTTTTTCATTGATGCAGTTTTGTAAAATGCATATGCTCCGTATTTTCCTTTTCTAATTGATAAATTGGAAGTTAGTTCAAGCAACACATTATTACTATTTATTTCTTCTGATAACAATTTAACAGCATCATCTTGTTTCATATTATTAACATTTCCTTCATAATTTTTTAAGGTTTTCTTAATATCACCACATTCTAAATAGTATCCAAATGGCCCCTGATTAATATATATCGGGTTATCCTTATAGATTCCTATATTATTGTTTTTAAATATAAGTTCATCCACACTATACTCATTGTTAATCAGTTTATCAATATCAATATCAATGTCCTTTCTAACATTTACGTATGTAAATGTATCGTCATCACCCTTCTTTTTTAGTACCGGGCCATATTTTTCAAATAAAAAGATGTAACCATTATCAAGTGGGTATTCTAATTTCTCTACTTTATTTTCGGTTTTTAATATATGACTGATTTCTTTATAACAATCATTACATACATTATGCCATTTGTCTTCACTACCGTTACTAATATTATCGAGTAATGTTTCCATATTGCTGGTGTAATCGTATGATAATATATTTTCAAACATATTATTCAAGAATTCAACACATAGTACACCCAAATTTGTGATTTTCAATTTATTTTTTTCCCCACCTAATTGTTTTGTATCAGTACTGACATTTAGTTTATCATTGTTTAATACATATTTATTATATTCAACATTTATACCTGGTATATCCAATTTATCAATATATTTTCTTTCAATATTTGTATTTACAATTGTAGAAAACGTAGATGGTCTACCAATGCCGAGTGTTTCTAATTTATGAATAAGAGAACTTTCGGTATAATAATGCACCGATTTATTCATACATATTTCGTTGTATATTTCATTATATTGTACATTTTTATTCAATAATGTTTTGAAATATGTTGTTAAATTTTGGGTTTCACTCTTTTCATCTAATATTTTCCATCCTAAAAATGTCGGTATTTCATTTTTATATTCATAAAATAAATCATTGGGTGCACTCATTAAATATTTATAAATATGGGATTTATATACACTCATACAGCTTTGTAGTGTATTTTTCCATATTATTTTATACAGTGTTTTCGCTCGTTTATCTTTTACATTGATGTCCAAAAATTCTTTTTTAATATTTGTCACGCGAATTGCTTCGTGTGGGTCAGTTTTATTCGTGTTTATAATCATATCCGTATTTCCTAAGTACGTGTCTTCATATTTTCCCAATATGAATTCTTTACAATGACTAATAAATTCGGTTGAATACTTTGTACTATCTGTCCTCATATATGTAATACATCCGGCCTGATATAATTCTTGACATAATTTCATAATTACAGTAGGGCTTGTACTCATTGCATTGCTACAATGTTGTAAGAGATTTGAAGTATTGAATGGTTTTGGCGGATTTAACACAGATTTAGAATGCTTACCTTCCGTTAATATATGTTTGTGCCGTTTAGACAAGTCCAAAAATGTTTCTATTTTTTCTTTTGTGTCGATATGTTTATTTAATGTAAATACGAGTTTATTACCTGTAAAATTTCCATATATTTTATGGTCGTACTCGTCCTTTCTATCAAGTAACGAATTTTCGTAAATAATTTTCAATGTTGGTGTTTGACATCTTCCTGCACTCAATGGGTTATCTTTATTATTGTAAATATGTTTCCATAATAGAGGGGATAATCGATAACCAACAATTAAATCCAATACTTGCCTTGCAATTGCCGAGTTTACAATGTTCATATTGATTGTTTCAGGATTTTGCACTGCTTTTAAAATCGCAGATTTTGTAATTTCCCGAAAAATAATACGTTTTGTGGTATTTATATTTAAATTAAATATTTCGCATATATGCCACCCAATTGCTTCACCTTCTCTATCGTCGTCTGTTGCAATGAAAATATTATTTGGATTAAAATGTGTTATTAAACTTTTCATATCATATATATGTTGTTTTTTCTTTTCAATAAATTCATAGTTCACTTTATAATTGTTTTTAATATCTATATTTTTAAGCCCGGGTATATAACGTAAATGCCCAACTGATGCAATGCACGCATATTGAGGACCTAAGTAACTTTCTATTTTTGAACATTTTGAGGGAGATTCAACAATAACCAGAAAGATTGCATTTTTATTTTTAGTTAGTTGCTTCATTACTATATATAAAAATTGATTTTTTAACTCATTTTATAAAAACATATAAATAACAAGAGAGTGTATAATTATGACTACATATAAAATACTGATAAATGATAAAAATTATGAAAGTTGGAATTTTATGGACCCAATAACGTCAAATAATATAGAAAGTGAACAATTAAATACAATCAATCCATTAGATAATAAAATGTTTACCCGAGATTATTTTAAAATCGTGGATAATAAAGTAATAATAACCAATTCTGTTCTACGAAACCAGTGTGATATTCCGGGCCTTCTGATATTGGAAAATAATAAATCGTATGGAAGAAATGGTCGGCGTTTATTATATAAATGTATACCTGATGATGTACGCCTACCCGTATTTCTAATACCTTATGAAATTAAAATGGGGTTTGATAAAAATTTCAAAAATAAATATGTGGTTTTTCGATATGATGATTGGACAAATGATAAACACCCATACGGCAAACTCACTTGTGCAATTGGAAATGTAGATATATTGGAACATTTCTATGAATACCAATTGTATTGTAAAAGCTTACACATTTCAATAAATGATTTTACAAGTAAAGTTAAAAAAACACTTTCGCAACAAACATTTGATGATTATATAAATTCAATAAAGGAAAATAAACTATTAAATATGAATAAAAATACCGATTATATATTTTCAATCGACCCAAAATCAAGCGGCGATTATGATGATGCCCTAAGTATAAATATCGATAATAATATTACGACGGTCAAAGTGTATATAACAAATGTATTTGCGTGTTTGGAAACATTAGAATTGTGGAATTCGTTCAGTAAACGCGTATCTACCATATATTTACCGGACAGACGACGACCAATGTTACCAACGATTTTATGTGAAACATTATGTAGTTTGCAAGCAAAACAAGAACGACCGGTGATAGTATATACGTTTGTGTATAATGAAACTGAATTAATCGATTTCAATATAACGAATCAAGTAATAAAAATAAGTAAAAATTTTACGTATGATGATAAGAAGATTGAACAAAACAAACATTATTGTTTATTGTATAATTTTACAAGTAGTTTTGGAGATATACGCGGAACGTATGATATTGTGTCTCATTGGATGGTAATGGTAAATAAATATAGTAGTTATGAATTTTTGAAACATAAAAATGGTATATTTCGGTCGCTTTACTACATCAATAAAGTTGAACCGGATATAGATGACTCAAAATTATCGAAAAGTTCTCAACGGGTTATACGAAACTGGAATAATATTTCGGGGCAATATGTATATTATAGTGAAACTGCAAATATATCCCACGAACTAATGGACGAGAAGTCGTATGTACACGTTACAAGTCCTATGCGTCGCCTTGTAGATTTATTGAACCAAATTGAGACGATGGAAAATATGGGTATTGTGGTTTCTCAACAGGCAACCGATTTTAAAAATAAATGGTTAAGCGAAATGGAATATATCAATCAGTCAATGAGAAGTATTAGAAAAGTACAAAGTGAATGTGAGCTATTATGCAAATGTTTTAATGACCCATATATGTATGATGAAATTTATGATGGTATTATATTTGATAAAATAATGAAAACTGATGGTTCATTTTCATATATGGTTTTGTTGGATAAAATAAATGTGATCACTCGGTATGTAACGCAAAACAATTATAATATAAGAAGTGAATTTAAATTTAAATTATATTTATTTGAAGATGAAAATAAATTAAAACAAAAAATAAAAATTAAGTTAATAAATTAAAAAAGTATATAAAGAACAAATCGTGTATTAATATGTGCCCTTGTGGCCCAGTGGTAAGGCGTTTGATTTGTAATCAAAAGATCCCGAGTTCAAACCTCGGCAAGGGCTTTTTTCTCGCTTTAGCTCAGTTGGCAGAGCGTTGGACTGTAATTGTTTTTGTGGCTATCCACAGGTCGCTGGTTCGATTCCAGCAAGCGAGATTTTTTATTATGTGGAAGCATAATACATTAAGATAATTTAATGTATTATTAATAATGTGTATCTAATAAATTTAAATAACTTCTTATATTGTCGATTTCCTCTCTGGAAATGCATTCTAAATTCAAATTATGAAGAGATGAAGACAAATCTTTAAATATGTCCATATTCTCGGCGTGAGACACATTGACAGGTTCAACAATCGCATTTGTATCTTCATTGGACATTTCATTATTTTCATACGTTTCCTTGTCATTTTCATCTTCGACCTCTTGAATTAATCTTCTCATTTTTGTTAATTTCCATATCTGGTCCGGGATAGATAACGTGTCAGATGGTTCGAATCTATCAATATATAATGACATTAAATCAGTTTCAGAGTAGCCCGCGTCTTTAAATCTTGACATAATGTACTCTACATTTCCTTCTCTAATATTAATAATCGTAATATTGTCATCGTCGATTGACTCCATATCGGAATCATATTCATCTTCGTGCAAAATATTGACATCGTCAATTAATGATTCTCGGCATAGAGGACACGTGTTATTATTCTGTAAAATTACTTTACCAATGCATTGAAAACAAAATTTATGACCGCATTTTGTAATGGTACAATTTGTTGCACCAATTGATTCAAAACAAACTGCACATTCGTCCATATTATTTTCAATTAATTCGCAGTATTTGAGAGATAACCTTTTTTTATTATGAAAAAATATTACATTTTATTAAATCAATTTTTATCATATTTTATATGTCATCGATTGAGATTTCTTCATCTTCATTCACAGTAAACATTTCATCACTGTGTAGTTTTATTTCATCTAATGTAAGATCGTGTGTTTCTTCTTCGCTTATAATAAAATTATCGTTGTATTCTTCTGTTGTGTTCACCTGTTTCGCACCATTTTTGCTTATTTGTAAAATATTTTTGATGTTAATTTTTGGATTTTCGTTTAGTTGATTTAAATGATGGTCGTCGTAAATAAATAGAATATCACAATTTTTAGGCGTTTTTTCCCACTCACGTAGACCAATTAGTACAACACAATATATATTTATTGTGTTATGACGTTTTTGCCTCCCTCTGAATTTATTTCTAATATGACCAATTAACGTTTTTTCGTCTTCGAGGGTAATTTGGCACATACCATTGCCGAACATTTTTGTAACGCATCCATATTGTTCTAATTCATCATTAGAATATCGAATAACACTACTAAATCCGGTTTGAGACTTACGAGCAAGACCTTTTGCACCTTTACCGCCTTTTGTATTTTTTACCATTATGTATATATATAATTTATTTACATAACTTTTATAATCAATTTTTATATCCACTACATTTATATGAAATATTTAAAAGACGCGACTATTATAAATACCACGGATGCGGAGGACGGAGAAATAAAAAGGTTTATTGAAAAACGTTTTTCACATTTTAATATGCATTTTGAAATTCGGGGTGACAATTCGAAGAATGATACGCTATCATTTCCCTTTAATTTGTTTAAAAGTGCAATTGAGACAATTAAAAAAATCTAATTTGTTCCCATAACGTAAATACCAAGTATAGTTAATATTGCACCCAACCCTTGTATCATATTAATTTTATCATTAAAAATTAAATAACCAACACCATATAATACTAACATTTCAAAACCAGCCATAAAAACTCTAATATTTCCTAATGTACTTTTAGATGATATACTGTATATCCAAAAAAAGAACCCAATAAAAAATAGTATACCAGCACTTGATGCATAATATAACTGATTTTCCTCGTATTTAATAGATTTATTTAAAACAAAATAGGCAATTAGAGAACATAGTCCTATTGCCATTGTAAAGAATAACGTAGTGATTAAATATGTATCCTCATTTTCAAACGATTTTCGTAAACACGCTTGCCCCCCTACAAAAAAAAATGTACCAATGATTATACTTAAACTCCAATCCATTATATAATATAAAAATATATATTTTATATTACATATGTATGACACTTGTGTTTTAATACCGTCTCATATAAATTGTGTAGAACGTATAGATTCACTAATAAAATGTATTAATAGTTTGAAAAATCAAACAGTAGAATTAGATATATTACTATCGATTTCATTTGAAAATATGGAATTGCATGAACAATTTAATATTTTAATACACGGTATTTGTGAGAACCGTAAGATAAATTTGATATATGTAATAGTGCAAACTAAAAATTCGCAATTCAAACACTTATTAAATTTATATGACCGATATATTTATTATAACTTTATAGATGAATATTATATTCCAAATGATGATGGTATAATGTACGACCAAACAATCAACTATAAATATGTGTTATTTTGTGACGATGACGATTATTATCATAATACACGTGTTGAAAAAATGGTATCTTTATTAAAACGGGGGAACCAATGTGTGTGTGAAACAAAACACTATGATGAATATGAAGCAAGTATAAATTATCACGAATATGTTTATTATGGCATAGACGTGAATTTATGTGCAACATTCTTTAACTTTATTAAGCGCAATGATAATCATATATTTGACCATAAATTTTGCGACCTTCTATTAAGTCGATTTATTCAAAACAAAATACTAGATGGAGAACAGAAATGTGCGTATATTTATGAAAGTATGTATGTTCAAAATCGACATTTTCATAATAGTGTTACGTCGAGAATATTAAAGAAGAATAAAGAAAACGGTAAAGAGAGACATTTTGATTTTAATACATTTATAAAACGGTTAAATGAAGACCTAATAGATAATATTCAATCATTGTCAAATAATGTTTATCCAATGTATTTAATGAAAGAATTATCTTTTAAAAACATTATTAGAGAACAATTACAATCCAACTATAAATATCTTAAATTAATCGATAAAAAAATAATACAAACAATACGGCACGAATATAATTATATAGATACTTTATCACTAGCATTAATGAAGACACCAGTTGAAATTATATGTTGATATTTAAGATTAGAGATTGTATACATACCTAATCACTTATACATTCCAATTCACACCCTGTATCCATTCCATAAATTGTCTCATCCATCGACCAACCATTTTGTTCCAATACATCTTCATTTACGTCGTCACAGTCGCTTGTGTAAGATTCTTCATCATCTGGATCTAAATAAAGAAGGCGGTGTATTTCTTTCAGCTCTCCTGGTGTAAAATTGGCTATATTGCAAATTTCATCTGAATAATCACATCCGCTATCTAAACTTTCAACCGACACGCCAGAATGATTATTTAATATGATACTTGTCTTTTTCAATATCTCCTCTTTTTCGTTGTCAGATAATTCGATTTCAAATGTACCCCAATAAAAGTAATTTGTTACTTCAAATCGAACGTGTTTTCCATTAGATAATACGTTATTCCATTGCTCGGTTTGATATGTCGATTTTTTATAATCCGCGGTTAAATGATATATCTTTCTCGGTTCTTCTTTTTCTGATTCCACCATAAGTGATTCTGGTAGTTTCTCTGTGGACGTATCATCGACGCTGTTCATATTCGTATCCAGGGGGGGTGGTTCCTGGTGTGTATTTGATTGTGTGGGGTCGGGCGCGATACCGACATCTTGGGTATCCGGGTATTTACGAATAAAATCCATTATATATTATATCGTTGTTTGTTACATAATTTTAAATCAATTTTATATGTTATATAAAATTAATTAGAGTACCAATGCTAATAATATGATAACCACCAATGCTAACGTGTACCACATTATCATTATTATAATTATGTAGAGAAAAAAAATGAATTAATATATATTTGGAAAGAATGGTGTATTTCATTTTTTTTTCTCAGTTTTATTAATAATTGATTTCTTTTTCTTTTTACATTTTTTCGTTTTATTTGTGCCTCCTGAACCCGATGTAAAATCACCTTTTGGCGATATGCTGGTCATATTTTTTAGTAACTGATTAAGTCTATTTGTATCTTCTTCATTATCTTTTGTTATTTGATTGAAGAAATTGCCATATATTGTATTAAGTATAGTTTCATCGCTTTCGTCGCTATCATCATCATCGTTTTCTAATTTTTCAAGGAATTCCATTTCGTAATTATCCATTTTTGAGCGTTGTTTTGTAATATTATTGTGTTCTATTTTAGATTCAATTTTTTCTATTTCTGCTGTGTTTGTAATACTTGGGGTAGTATATTTAATTGCTGTTGTGCGTCCACCTAATGTAAAAAAACGAGCCAATAATTTATTAAGATCAATATCATATCTATTTTTTACAGTGTTTACAAATATATCGGAATATTTTGTTCGTTTTCGATGTAATTTATTATATAATTTATCACTTAACGGTGTTTTCATCCCAGTCGAAAATTTTTCACGATGTGGGATTTCATTATATATTCGTTCATCCCATGTATCATTGTTGTGCATATCAAATGTACTTCTACCAAAATCTATAATCAATGCCTTTCCTTTTTCTTTTTCTTTTGTAGAATAATACTTCATATTTGTATTTATCATTATATTTCCCAGATGAGCATCGTTGTGTTTAAACCCCAATTTATTTAATCGCATTATTTCATATTTTGCATAGATGACATATTTATTTAGATTATGATCATTTTTTGAATACAGTTCTCCGAGTGTTTTATATCCTTCCATATATTCCATTGCAATAAACCCAATATGTAAATGTTTGGGCCAAAATGGAATTGGAATGTTTTGACCATTTACTTCATCTAAAATATCAAAATAAGGTTTGTCTAATTTTGTTGCCCAATATGTATTATGTTCATCGTGTGTTGTAGTAAAATCATTGTATAATATCGCGGGACACAACGGTTCTAAATAGGATGATTTATCTCTTAGAGATTTTTTATACACATTATTTTGAATGTAGATTTCTCTATTAAAACTAACTTTATCAGTGATCTCAATACCGTTATGATTCGGTCTGTTGGGTAATTTTAACATTTTATTATAATAATTTAATTCGCCATTTGTAGTAACAAAAAATTTTAACAATAATGTTCTTATTTCAATATTAAATTGTGTTGACCGCACGGATTCAAATGGTGTTTCTTTTTCTTTTTTGAGCGTTACTAAATAAGTTATACACGAAATCGAATCATTTGTAAACATTTTAAATGTACTATTTGGAAAAAAATAATTATATAATATTTCTTTCATTGAAACATTATCTTGTTTTGAATCTTTTGTTAGTGTATTATTATCTATAATAGACTTCCAATCTTTTTTCAATCCAAAACCTCCTTTTTGTTTCATAATATAAATAATAGTGATATTTTTATGAGCAGGAAGATTCAAATAAGTGAGAAGCGTAAAATTTAAATGAAATAATATCAAAAGCGTTGTGAGATTGATTATGAAAGGAGTTGACTAATGATTGAATAATAAGGTTAAAGTCGTGTGTATTGATGGAGTGTTTAAAGTGAAGTAAGAACCAAAGAGTAAAAAGATAAAATTTGAAGAATTTATTATTGGTAGAGATAAAATGATTATAAGAAGAAAACAAATGAATAGGAGCCAAAAGAGAATCTAAATTAGGGAGTGGAATGGAAGCAGTGGACATGTATGTTGTAGTATAAATTGTTGCCGTATAATGTAGCGGTAGTGTGTATTGAAGTAATATGAATAAAAAATGTAAATCAATTTGCGAGAACAAAGATATGAAAAATGTGTGAGTGAGTGTGAGTGTGTTGTTGAGAAGTGTGAGTGTGTTGTTGAGAAGTGTGAGTGTGTATGTTATAAAAAAGATATGAATGTTGTTTTATGAATGAATACTGATGTAGGAGTATTAAATATATTTGTGGATTGGGTTGATGCATATAAAGATAATTATAATTATGTAGTGGATAAAGTTGAGTGTGTTATAATGGAGCCCTGGGTCGGGGGGTAAGGTTCTCCATATAAAAAAAAATAAAGTAAAATAATAAAAAAAAAATGATAGATATAAATGTTAATGTGTGTAAAAATAAGATGAAAGGTTTATTATTAAAGAATGTAGAGAACCTAATAATTATTCCCGGAGGGATATAATATAAAAATGATGGATTATTTGGGGGGTAAGGTTCTCCATATAAAAAAAAATAAAGTAAAATAATAAAAAAAAAGTGATAGATATAAAGGTTACTGTGTGTAAAAATAAATTAAAGAATGTAGAGAACCTAATAATGTAAATCGATTGGGATATATAGATTTTACACCTTTGAATATTTAAGTCCGCCCAAAATATAATAATGAACGAAGAAAATGATGATAAATAAAAAATGGAAGAGATTAAATCATAATTAATGATAATAAGTTGTAATCGTAGTCAGGACCAGGGCAAGTCAATAATGGCATTTATAGCATATTATCCATAGCGAACCCGGAGGGGGTAGATAGAATATTATACATAGAGAACCCGGAGGGGGTAGATAGAATATTATACATAGAGAACCCGGAGGGGGTAGATAGAATATTATACATAGAGAACCCGGAGGGGTGGGGATGGGGATAGATAGAATAATAAATAGTTTATCAAAAGGGTATAAAGAGGGGCTTCGCCCCCGGTGGGTGGGGGCATATTCTTATTTATAATTGTCATACTCATTTATGGTTTACGCACTCATTTATGGATTATACATATTTCGAGTTATACCATAGATGCAGACATATAAATATACCCGGAGGGTGCGTATAGAATTCAATGGAACTTATAGTGGGTGATTGGATGCACTCTATACATATTCCTTTTTTTTGAAACGTATCTCAAAACGATTAAACACAATTAAATACATATAGGTAATAACTAAACCCTGTAAAAAAAAGATTTACTGCACACGATAATACATTACGGATTAAAAATTTTACTCAATGAGAATATATAATTATTATTGTACATCATTTTACTATTTTACTATGTAGCATATATTAATATTTTCTATATGTAATATATCAATTACTCATAATGAGATTTATTAATATTATGGAAAGGGCAACAGATTTCGGTTCAGTTCGCTCACGAAAACATTTTTTATCTTTCTTATTGAAAATATGGTTATATATACTTCCGGCAATTACACTCGGCAATTATACTGATATAACTGTACAAACAATGCAAACGTATCAAATTCTGGGCGATAACACTTTTTATTACATTTTATTACAAACTCTCATTATTATTTCAACATTATATCTTTTTTTAATTTTATTTTATGATTTTATGAGTGAATTCACTAACACTATGGCTGGTAGTTATTTTATTGTTCTATATTTTGGGATGCAAACCAATTACATACAAATGTTAAAGACATTGTTGAATTAAAAACTATATAATTTTTATACATATTATATAGCTCATACCCTCATTTATGGTTTACACACTCATTTATGGTTTACACACTCATTTATGGTTTGTACATATAGACAGAGTATTATCATACATACATAGAAATACCCGGAGGGGGCATAGACCATTCAACGGAACTATCGGGGGTGACGCAGTACAGAATATAGAGTCCTCCCACAACAATCTCCACAACAATCTCCCACAACAATCTCCACAACAATCTCCACAACAA